TTAATATTAGTAAAATCAGGAACAGTATAAAAATAAAATGTATTAGAAATCTCTTTTAAAAAAGATATAATTATTCTAAATGATGCAGAATTTATTTGTTTGATTGAAATATTATTAGGCATATCATAATTAACAATATTAATATATTTAGTATCAAAAGTATATGAATAATATGTAGTACATGGTGTATAATAAGGTATAGTACCATTTTTTTTAAATAAAAAAATAGGACAATTTCCATTTTTTCGTGAATTGTAGTAATGTGTATATAAAAGTGTATGAAAATCAGTTTTTTTATTATTAGATGAATTATGAATTTTATGAGAATGTATATAAGATATTTTAGTTTTATTTTTATTAATAACAGCATTTATGCTCTTACTAATTAGTGCACTTATTAATTTTCGCGTATGATATAAATTATTGTCTGATTGAGGTACAACCATATTATCATATAAAAAAGAAGTATGATTCCTTGTAAGACCACCTTCAAAATTTGATATGAATTGTTTTTTGGAGAGATTTGGGTTAATAAAATAATATAATAGTGCTTTTTTTTCAGTTGATATTTCTTGGAAATAATATGTATTTATTTTCCAATTATGAAATTTAAATAGTTTGGGTGGTAAATTTTGTTGAATTATTCCTCTAGGAAAAATCCAATCTCGTAAATTGTAAGTATGAAATATAGGCTGAGAGGACCAAAAATTATATTTTAATTTAATATACAAAAAATATAGAAAAGTAATTGAAATTATCAAATATAAAATATAATATAATATTTTACTCATAAATTACATATATCTATTTTTTTTATTAAATATATATAATTTAAACTTATTTACAAATAGGGCCAGCAATCATTACAAATAAACAGAATATAGGAAAAATAAATAAAAGAAATACTAATAGCTTATAAGGAATAAATAAACATCTACTTGTGTATTTAAAACAATGAGACCTTTCTTGTCTATCTTTAATTAATTCTTTATTTTCTTGATATGTTACGTAGATAGAATCATAAATATCTTCAGCTGCTCCTGGTAAATTTTTAAAATACATCTCTTCAAATTCATTATCCAATTGCATTAAGAATTCCATTGCAAGACTGTTTAATATCATATTTTGTAAGTCAGTTTCAACAAAAATAATCCATAAATTTGCAATGTACACCATAAGTGTAAACATAAATTCTTGAAATGTATCAAGAATCGCACATATATTGTCTGCTCTATTCGTTTTATAAAAACTTATTCTAGTTGTTAAATTATCCCATATAAAAAAACTCCTTACAAAGTATACAATCGCGATTCCAAACATCATCATTTTGTTTTCTCTTGTATCCTCATTTAAACAAATACCCCCTTCAAATCTATTGATTTCATAAGACATAAGCGCTGCATAAAGAACCCATTGTGATATAAATATTAATATAGGCAAGAATAATGCAAGTGAAAAAATATGAGAACAAAAAACTTTATTTGATTTTTTTAATTCTTGATTTAAATAACCTTTTCTAATATGATATTTAAATAAACTAAACATTCCAAATTTTGGATCTTCTAAAACAATATTTGTTTTTTCTTCAGATGAAATATTTATATCATTCATAATAGGCGTACTGAATCCATCACATATTTTTTGAGTATGTTCTCCTCCTAGTAAAAGATGATCTACTAATTTAAGATATAAATTTTTCCATATAAGGAAACTATTTTTACACAAATAAGTTCGTTTGTTGATAATAGTTTTATTTGTATCAATATTTAAATCGGATAATTCTCTAAACAGCGAAGATGGTCTATTTGCTTTTAATTTTGAAAACGTAGGTGTTAACAGTATTGGCGTTTGAGGTCTTGATGTAATATTAATAGGACTAGATCTTGTTGAATCACTGCTTAAACTTTTAGGACTATTATTATTTGATTTTCTAGATTTTAAATTGCGTGGACTAATAGTTATAATACATGATGAATCATCATTTTTGATTTTATGCATAATAGTTATATTTTTTTGATAAATTGTATTTATGTTAATTTTGATAAATTAATCGTTTCACTATTTTCACACGTTGAAGGTAATATTTTTTTTATTATATTAATATCGATGGTTTCATTATTGATTAATTCATTTGCTATAGAAATTATATATCTTTTAAATTTTTTTAATGTTTTAATTACCCAATATTCAATATTTATAATTAAATCTTTTACTTCTTTGAAATTATTTTGAGATATAGAATAACTTAATTCATTATATAAACGTAGGTTTATTGGACCTATATTTTTATGTAATCCCCAAATTTCACAATAATTAATTGCTAGTCTTGTTAATTTTTCAATATCATCTACTGCACCTGTCGAGTAATTTCCATATATTAGTTTTTCAGCACACCTACCCCCTAATAATACTGCTATTTTTGAAATTATCATATCATCTGTTAAAATTTTATTATCAGTGCTTTTTTCTTGACTAAACCCTAATGAAGATTCTCCTCTAGGAATAATACTAACTTTTATTGGAGGGGATGAATGTTTAAGTATAAATCCAATTATGGCGTGTCCTGCTTCATGATGTGATACACGTTCTAATTCTAGTTTATTCATAGTTCTTTCTCTTTTTTCTCTACCAATCATAATTTCGTCGATTGCTTCTTGTAAATTTTTTTCATTAATAGAAATAATATTAATATTATTCTGCAGTGCATTAATTTTAGCTTGATTACATGCATTAGCAATATCCGCCCCTGTTAATCCAGCAGTTCTTTCAGATAATATATCCAAAGTTATTTTTTTTTCAAAATCAATGTTTGTTAGGTATAGTTCGAATAATTGCTTTCTTTCTTTAAAGTTTGGTGGATCAAAATATATTTTTTTATCAAAACGACCTGATCTTGTTAAAGCTGGATCTAGATTTTGTATCATATTTGTTGCAGCAAAAATAATTGTATTTGTTGTATTTGTAAACCCATCCATTTCAACTAATAATTGATTTAATGTATTATCTCTTTCTGAATTATTATCTAATCCTCTTTTTTTACCTATTGCATCAATTTCATCAATAAAAATAATACATTTTTCATATTCCTTTGCTTTTTTAAAAACATTTCTTATTCTTGATGCACCAATTCCAACAAATACCTCAACAAAATCTGAACCGGAACAGTTAATAACAGGTATGTTCAAAGAATTAGCTAGAGTTTTTACAAGTAAAGTTTTACCAGTTCCCGGTGGACCAGCTAATAATATACCTTTTGGTACTTTAACATTCCACTCAATATATTTATCTTTATTGTTAATAAAGTCCATATAATATCTAATTTCTTCTTTAACACTTTCAAGACCAATAATTTTATGTAATGTTGGATCTATTTTTTTATTATTTGGTTCAATTACAGATAGTTCTTTTTTATTAGTTAATTGATTTACTCCATCATTTTTTACAAGAGAAACAAAATATAACAATATCGATATTAAAGATATTAATTCAAAAAAACTTATGTTATCTCCTTTTTGAGATTTATTTAAAGTTTCATTAAATGTTAAATTCATTAATAATATTTATTTAACATTATAAATATTATTTTAAATAAAAATTAGATATTAATTAAAGAATTAATTTCTTCTCATGACCTACAATTGATCTAACATCAACATATGGAACAATGTTTAATTTTTTAAGATTGAGGAAAAATGTCACATCCTCTGCAGTATAATCTGTAATTTCTTTTACATTATTTTGTGGTTCATCATCATCATCATCGCCAACTGATATAGACTTATTTAAAGTAATTTTTGTACCATAAAACCAAGGATAAGATAATTTTTCAAAAACACCTTTCTTAACAAGAGTCCAACCTAAACCGGTATAAGAAACAGGCATTAAAGGAATTTTACATTTAGAATAATCTTTATAAGGATTACCATTATCATCTTTTTTCTCTTCAACATCTCCAATAGCATTTTCGCTAACCCACTTAGATAGTGCATTATTATCTAAGAATTTAAATGAACCTTTATTTAAAAATGTTGTTTCATCCCATTCTCTAACTACTGTGTAATTACGTGCATTAGACATTAGGTATAGTCCAGATACAACATCTTCATCATGTGAAAGAAGTGAAATAAATGAATTTACTGAAAATACCTGGTCGCTATCGATCCACATAATAAAATCATAATCTATTTTACCATCAAATGGAGTTTGATCTTTACCACGAAGAACATCTGCACCAAGACACATATTCCTTACAAAATGAACGTTTGATGAAGTTTGAGATGAAATAATTGGACGAATTTTATGGGTAACACAATAAATTAAAAGTTCCGTCCATGATTTTAAAAAATTATTAGAAAATGTTGTTCCTGGAAGACAAAAAATAATTGTAAGATTGCGATTTAAAGGATTATTGAACTCATTTTCAGAAGGTTTTTGCGTTTCACTTTTACTTTCCATATATGATTATTAAATCCTTTATTTTTTAAATATTTATTTATATAATATTTTTATTCTGGTTTGTAAAATATATAGTTTATTTTATTATTATAAAAAACAGGTGTAAGATTAAACTGAGAATAAATAATAAATCCTACATTTCTTGCATAATTTAAAATTGTATTTACATCTTCAAAGTATAAAGTATATTCTTGTTTTCTTATTTTTTTATTATCTTTAAAAGTCTGAATTAATAGAATATTATCATTATGATCTTCTATTTTACATTTATATGTAAAATTAGTAAAGACATTTTTATTTTTATTTGTTAACTTAGTAATTTTATTTTTACTTAATCCTAATATAAAATAACCACCTGGAATTAACCATTCATAAACATTATTAATAATATGTTTTTTATTTTTAATATAATAAATAGCATCATTTATACACGTTATATGCGTAAATGTATGAGCGGGATATATTAAAGTATTTTCAAAATCTCCAGAATTAATATTTAAATTAGGATATTTTTTTTTAGATATATCAACCATACTTTTTGATTTATCAATACCGACTGCGTTATAGTTTTTTTGATTAAATAAATTTACAATATCTCCAGTGCGTGATCCAATATCTAATAGTAAACTTTTTTGAGTAGGATTTGTAGTATTAATAATTTCACCAATTTGATATTCATCTTTAACGTTATCAGTAATAATATCGTCATAAATTGTAGAATAAAAATTATCGAAAATTTTGTCTTCCTTTATGAATGAAAATTTTTCATTTTGATTTATAAAACTTTCTTTATATGAATATGTATTAACTCCAACAAATAATATAAGAATAATTAAAATTAATAATAGTAATTTGCACCACGATGATGATTTATATAATGTTTTAATAAATGTTTGAGCCATATTTATATGTAATAAAGCAATATTTTTTATATTAAAAATTAGTATGAATCCAAATGAAATAAGCGATAAAAGAAATTTTAAAGAATTTAGGGGGATAACATTCTCTAAGTTTAAAAAAAGCGACGCTAAAAAAGAATTACTAAATAGTTTAATAAATGGAAGAATAGAGCCGGCATGTTATTGGAGTGCTGAATATATATGCGCCGGACATTATTTAGATTTATGGGAGATAATTATTCTTTTTTTTAGCAAATATATCCATTTAGGAAACCCTAAATTACCATTGTACGTCCAAATGAGATTTAATGATTTTAAAAATATAGTTGTTAATGGATATATTGGGAATGAAATTAAAATGCGAAATAATCCAAAAATAAGAATTTTATTTGCTGAAATAATAAGTATTTTAGCTTTGTCGGATAAAAAACATAATCTGTCACCAGTTAAAGTTAATAAAAATGCTTTTAATATGCAAGAAATTACAGATAAATTAAAAGCAGATAACGTACAATATGCTAATAAAATATTTTTACATGATGATCCAAAAGAATTATTTATTGCATTAAATGAATTTGGGTATAATTTATCATCATCAAAAAATAATACAATACAATGTTGTTATTGGTTAGAATGGATTATTGAATTTGAAAGTGTATGTAAAAGAGAAAAGAAAATATTATATTGCGCCTCACGTCAAATAGCAGATGTAGAAGAAAAATTAAAAAAAGATATTATTTGGATGGTTTGGGAATTAATTTTGTTAGAAGCATCCAATAGAGGAAGAAATATAAAAAAATTAGTAAATGCATTATTAGATATATTTTCAATACGCTATAAATCAGGATGCAAAAAAAGAAGAAGATTTATAATTTACAATGCAATATCATTAATTACAGATACTGTTAATTTTAAAAAATCAATAATAAATGATGAAGCTAAAATAGAATTAGTAAAAGGCAAAATAGATATAATTTATAAACAAATTAAAAAAAATGAAATTAGACCAGCGACTGACTATTTATTTAATAATTCATTTACTGGTGGAGAAAAAAATTTAGAAAATACCATTAAAAAATTAGATAAAATGAATAATATGTTATATATTCCTCGTGATAAATAGAACAATGTTTTTTATATTATATTTTAATACAGAGTATCTATATATATAAAATATAATGGATAATAATTGTAATTTTTTTAATAGAAATAAATGTTGTACTGTAAAAGGAGATAAAGGAGAAAAGGGTGAAATAGGTTTTACAGGAATGCAGGGTAATAAAGGTGAAAAAGGTATTAAGGGGCAAAAAGGTGAAGAAGCTACAATTCCAGATGATATAAATATTACATCATTAAGGGTAAATGAAGTAAGAATTACTGATAAACTAAAATTAAATAAATTATCCGGACCATATGAATTAGGTGTAACAAGATCTAATAAAATAAGTGTTAATAGTAATTTAATACCTAGCGGTAGTTCATTAACAACAACAACCGAATCTAATTATAAAAATTACAATTTAGGTGAAGAAACTAATCCATGGTTTGATGCACATATTTTTAACATTAAAACTAATAATATTATAACTCGTGATATTTCTATTAATATTTTAGGTGCAAATGAAGATGATGAAAATAATATATTTATAAACGGTAATTTAGTACCTAATAATGATGGTAGTTTGGGTTCTAGAGATACTACATGGGATAACTTATATATAAAAGACATATCTGCAAGTAAAATTTTTGTAGATGACATTCAAAATTCAAATATTTATACAGATGAAATTAAAACACAAATAATATATACTCAAGATATTTCAGCATCTAGAGTAAATACTGATAAACTAATCGTATCAGATGTAGATGTTGATAAATTAAATGTATTATTTGATATATCTGCTAATGAAATTATAAGTAAATCTGTATCTACGAATGATATAAGCGGTATTAAATTAAATATTTCTGAAATAAAAAATGACATTTCCAATAATATTATTATTAATTCTACATTAATTCCTGATAATAGTAATAATTTTATTGGTACATCAGATAAATTTTGGGAGAAAGCTTATTTTAAAGAAGGTCATATAAACAAAATAGTTACAGATTCATCAAGTAATAATATATTTTTTGATGGTAATATTATACCAAGTGGAGAGAAAAATAATACAACAAATATTGTAAATAATAGTATTGGTAATAATGAAAATATTGTTAATGAAGCATTTATAAATAATATTTCTGTTAATAAGATTGAAGGATTATCAGACAGTTCTAATAATAAAGAGGTTATAATTGATGGAGATTTAATACCAGGACCATCATATGATATTACAGGAAAAAGTAATTATTCATTAGGTTCAGAAACACGTAAATGGAAAGATTTATATTTATCTGATGAAGCGCTTCATCTTGGCGATGCAAAAGTAACAATTAATGAAAATATACAAGGCAATGTTAAAACGGTAGAATTAAGATTCGTTCCAAATAATGGAGCTGCATCATCATCAATTTCAGTTGCAAGAGGTAAATTTAATATTATAACACAAATTATAGATGGTGTTGAAAAAGAAGTTCTTGTACCAATAGATGATACATTTTCTCGTGGTAGTATACTTGAATTAGAAGATATTAACATATCTAAGAATGATTTGAAAGATGGAGACATAATAAGGTATGATGAAGAAACAGAAGGTTTTATTATTGGAGAGACGTCAATTGCAAATAATGCAGGACAATCTTTTTTACAAATACTAACAGAACAACCACAAAAGTTTAATAATGTTTCTAGTAATTTTACATCTGGAACAATAACAATGAATTGGAATTATGAAGATATAATTGTAAAATACGACGATAATACTAATAGGTTATTTGCAAGTGGTAATACATTAAAAGAAAAAATGTTGCCTTATATAGATAAAATTCATGTTGATATTTCAGGTATAATTCACGGAATATCTGGTAATATACTCAGCAATACATGGATTCCATATGAAATAGGTGATTATATTAACAATGGTGATAGAATAATTAATAATGATGAAAGTTATAATACTTCTGAATATAAAGAATTAGTTGTAAACAAAACCCAGCTATCAAATATAGCGAATCCGACAATAATACAACGTATTCTTAGTGAACCTGAGTCATTAATTAGTTTTCGTATTTATGGAAAAAATAATTCAAAAGATACAAACGAATTACAAAATGAAAGAGCTCTATATTTTAATAATTTAAAATTTCTATTAGCAAATCCACCAAAAAGGCCAATATATATAAGTGATGAGGTAATTTTATCTGGAACAGACAAAGGCAATATTAAATTAAAATATAAAACAGAACAATTAGAAGAAGGTAACGCTGCATCTGAGGCTAAATTAGCAAATGCACTAGTAATTTATAATGAAATTGAAAGATTGACAAGTGTAAGTGCAAATATCCCACTTATACAAACAGAAATAAGCAATTCCTACTCATTTAATCCCTTTATTGATAAAATAAATACGAATGGTGAGTCCCCTCCTATTGAAATGTTAATTTCTAATACAAGAGAAGGTACAAGATATAAATACACAGTACAATTTAAAAATAATCTTGTTAACACCTTTTCTACACCATCAATAGAATATGAAAGTACATTAATTACACCAATACCAGAGTCAATTATTTCACAAGAATTATTTTTTTCAATTGGTAGCGAATACAAGAAAAATGTTATTATATCAGGAACTTCAACTAATGTAATTTATGTTAATTACAGCCCTTCAGATACTAGTGTTGCATTTATAGTAGAAACCTCGAATAACCCAAATACTAATTTTTCAAATAATACAAGTATAGAACTTTCTAGTGATTATAGATTTGGTAAAAATTTAGATATATCAGGACAGGATATAATAAATATTAATGTGAATGTCGATTCAACAAATATACAAAATGTTAAGTTTAATGGATTTGTGTATCCTATATTAAATACTATAGATACTACTAGAGTATATCGAACAATATCAACATCAACTAATGCAATAGATATGTTTGATACAGATAATAAGAAAGGATTTAGATTAAAAGGTAATATAATTACTAATAATATTCTTGTAAATCAAATTAGAAGCATAATAGGTAATCCACGAGTTGAACCATATGTGTTAAAATATGAATATATTAGAAAAGGTAAATTATATGAAAACAATCAAGATGTAGTAGTAACTAATAATTCGTTTAATATTTATGTGGATAATTTACAGTTCAATCCATCAATACTAACAAGAAACGAACCAAATATTACTGTAACTCAGCTTAAATATTGCATGGGTATACCATCAGTATATAAATTTGATGTAAATTTTAATTCAACATTATCAAATAGCTCAAGAGTTTATAGATATATTAATTCACAATATAACTATGTAAGGGGTGATAGAAAAATTGCTGATATAAAGATAAATACACTTGATAATGTTACTATTAAAAGTGAAAAAACACAAAAGAAAAATATTTTATTGAATATATCAGATATAAGTAGTAATGGGACATATGGATTAAATAATACCGATTTCCAATCTAGTGTTTCTAATTATTTCAAAGATATAGAATATTCAAATAGTAATTTTAATAATAATAACAGATTATCTATTGCAGAAACCGTTTTTTCTTTAAAAGTATCAGATAGTGGATTATCAATCTCTCCAAATCAAGAAATAATTTTGAATCATTTTTGTGATAGAAATAGTTTTAATTCAAATTTCAATTTAATACTAACAATTTCTATTTACGAATTAGTTGTTGATAGTACCGTATTTAGCAGCAATATTAGTAATATAACTATAAATAATTACAATAATCATAATAATCTTGTAAGAGATTCTACGTTACTATTTATAGATGGTAAATTTCAAACATATGCGAAAAGAAATTATCCAAATATTTCTTTATTTACATACCAAAATCAAAATCTATCAAATACTGTATATACACAAAATATGGGGTTAACAGCGTATGCGATTGATGGTACGATTAATGGTGCTGGTAAAAAATATAAATGGATAGGATTTAATTTATCAACAACTATCGGTAGTGATGGTACAACATTTGTAGATATTTATACAAATTTAAGAGGATTATTTAATGCAGATACATTTGATAAATTAAAAGTTGAATCTGATAAAGATGTAATTGGTTTTATTAAAGTAGGTCATGATGTTGGAAATTTATCTCGTGATTTTAATAAATTATCTCCATGGTACAGTACAAACGGACAACCGCCACCCGCAATAAGTTTATCTGATATGTTTTTAAATGCAAATAAGGGTACATTATATACTGATAGTGCATCATCTAAGTGGGGGCCTGTTGTAAATTCATCAAATACATTAGATATATTTATATTTATAGGATTAAATAATTCAATCGAATTATAAATTTATTAATATTTCATAATTTTATATAAATATATTAGATGACTAGTATTAATAGTAATACAAAAAATTTAGATTTATATGAAAAGGTTAATTTTTTATTTAAAAATTATTTAGGATTCCCAAATACAGATAAAACAAAACCATTTTTTGAAGAAGTAGGTGTAGCAGCAAATAATTATTTTTACGGAACTAATATTTTTCTAGATAATATACCAGTCTCTCCAGATTTTAATAATGGAACACATAATTTACAAAGTTCATTAAATATAAGTTCAAGTAAATATATTTCAGGAACAACACAAGTACATACTGATACAACTGGTATTATAAGAAGGTTTACAAAAATAAAATTAGAAAAAATAGAAGGTACAAATAGAGGATATTTTTGTCGTGATAATAGTGGTAATAATTTATTAGCAGATGCAATACAGTTTAATAAAGTTACTGATATAAATGGTAATAGACCTTATTTGTATGAATTATATGATTCAAATTTAACTCAATTATTTCCTAGTGCTGAAACTGGAAATTGGATTTTTGATGTTAAAAATGGAGTAATAAATTTTCCTGATGAAATTACAGGATATACTGTTAATAAAGATAATCCACCATATTTAACTTTTTTTAAATATATAGGAAGAAAAGGTGTTAGCGAACTAAATTCAAGCGATATAAACGGATTAAATGATTTACAACAAAATATAAATTTAAAAATTACAGATTTATCTGAAAATGTCTATAAAAAAGATTTTATAGATTCTAGTTTTAATTATCTTAAAACATATACAGATAATCTTGTAAGTGGTTTAGATGTAAAGGAATCTGTAAAATTAGCAACTATTGTTAATTTAGATGCTGATTATAGTAATGGTACAAATGGTATTGGTGCCACATTAACTTCAAGAGTAAATGAACTATTAATTATTGATGATATATCAAGAAATAATATTAATGATCGTATCTTAGTGAAAAATCAAGATAACAAGGTTGAAAATGGAATTTATGTTATTAAAGAAATAGGAAGCAATGCAAATCAATATAAATTACAAAGAGCTGTACCAGATGATGAGGGTAGAGAATTAACAGGTGGTTCATTCGTATTTGTTGAAGAAGGTACTAAAAATAAAAATAATGGTTATGTATTTACAAATAATGGTACCCCTATAATAGGAATTGATGATATAGAGATAGCACAATTTTCGGGTGCAGGACAGTTAATTATGGGCGATGGACTTGATAAAGATGGTAATATAATTAGAATAAATTCTAGTATTTATAACAGATTTGATAATTTAGACACAAGTTTTAACGTATTAGAGAGTAATTTTGATAATAGAATTACAAATTTACAGAGTAATGTAGACACAAGTTTTAA